TTCAAGTCGAGAAATGCGGTCAGCTTCCTTGGGGTTTGTGCCGAGATAGTATGCAATATCAGGGCCGTTATCCGAGGCTTGAATTGTCTGAGCCATCACGTTAGTAATCGGTAGCTTGGGATTGTACGCGACTTGTTCAAAGTCCTCGTATTTGCCCCGCGCATCTTCTTCCTTTTCGTGATAGTTCCCAAGCAACTCCTGTTGCTGTTTGGCGTACTGTTGCTGGTGGACAATCTGCGCCGCCTTGGAAGTCGTCAATGCATCAACGTATTCCTCGGTTGTCGTAAACTGTTCCGGCTTTACATGCTCTACAGGGACTGGCTTTGGTGCTTCGGCCTGCCTTGCTTCGCGTTCCCACTTTCGCTGCTCTCTTGCAAGCCGTTTACCGATGGCTGCGTCCAAGTCTTCTTGTGTGAATACCTTAGACTCAACTTCGGGTGCTGCTTCCGGCGCTGCTATCTCAGGCTCAGGTGCTGCCGTAGCGACCTGTTCCGGCGCGGGTACTTCCGCTATCACTTCTTCAGACATGGCTTGATTCCTTGGAATCCCTGGCGTTCCGCGCCAGTGCGGTTATAGTGCTTTAAGTTCATCAATTGAAGTTAGCGCGTCTACTTGTTTCGTTATGTCACGCAGCCGTTGTTTTTCTTTAACAATTTCTGCTGTATCTGCGCCCGTTTCTTGCGCTCGTTGAAATTCTACATCCTGCGCTTCTAGCAGTGGCTTTCGTTCAGCGCGCAGCCTGTCTTTAGTTAGGTCTTTGGCTTTATCCATATCGACAGACACGTTTCCGGCTTCGGCTTTCCATGCGTTGCGAAAGGTGCGGTCAACAGGAATTGCGTTATCTTCGACAAACTGCGGATTGATAGCATCGTCAGGTAATCTACTCCAAGCACGCTGTTCAATCTCGGCATCCGTCGTGAGCGTTTCGCCAAGCGTGTTCCTGACTGGATGGACTACGGACAGGCCACCGTCAAAGCAAGTGAAAATAATTTTTCTCATTATTGGTCTCCAAAGGCAATGGCCTGAAGACTGCCGGGGTCAGTTAGACTGGAATTCTCAAAGTGACGTTGAACCCAGCTCCCAGTGTTATGGGTAAGAATTTCGTCGTAGCCTATTGCGCTTGCAGTAACGGTCGAGCCTGCCACGACTGCATAATTGACACTGGAGAACGCCGTAGTCAAATTGACGGTCAGAATTCCGACTCCGGAGTCGGTAATGCTGGCGACGTTGAAAGAAGCCTGCACTGTCGGAGTGCCAGCAGAATAGGTCGTGTAATGCCAAGCCTTCGCCGCGCTCGGGTGGAATTGTTGGCGACCGGGAGTAACCGGCGCAGTAACCGCCGACCCCGTTTCCTGTTGGGCTTGAGTTGCTGCAATCGTTGTAAAATCCGCGCTTGCGGGAGTGCCAAGTGCTGGCGTTGTTAGCGTCGGGCTGGTCAGTGTTTTGTTTGTCAGCGTTTCCGTTCCTGCCAGCGTAGCCAATGTGCCGGTAACAATCGGCAACGTAATCGTTGGCGTTCCGGCAACAGCCGGGGTTACGATGGTCGCGGTGCCGGAAGTGCTGCCTGTTATTGCCACGGCTGTGGCGCTGACAGACCTACCTGCGGTCAAATTGCTTACCGCGACTCTAACTGTTACGCCGGACTGCACAATTGGCAATACCTCTGTACCCGCCAGAGGCGTCGTTGCTGCGGGTAGCGCGGATATTTTTATGTCGGCCATGATTTATTTAAGTTTTCATAATATAGCAAAGAGCGTAATACGGAGGAAGGTTTGCGTTAGTGCCGGAAACGCCAGCAGTAATTATAGTGATGCCAGTGGAAGCAGCAACTGTTGTTCCGCCAATAGCGTTGCCGTTGTTGTTAGTGCTATCCGCGCCGCTCCCTACTGACGCTAATTTTGTCTGTGCTTGTTGCGAGTGCGCGTGCGTTGGGTCTGTTACCGTGTGCGTATGCGAAACAACCACTGCGTCTGCACTGCCGCCTGTAGCGCCTACAGCATACGTAGAACCCGCACCTACAACAAACTTATTCCGCAGATCAGGGGTACTAGACGTTCCGTCGCATAACAAAAATCCGCTAGGGATAGACGCCGAACTTCCTGACCAAAGTATAATCATGCCCGATACAAATGCCGCTTGCATCGTCGGTAAAGCCCCAGCGCCGTTACTTGTTAGCACTTGCCCGGCAGTCCCTACCGATGCAATAGATTGAATCGGGTTGGTAGATGTAGTCCCGCCGCACAACACCGCATACGCAGTGTTTGATGAAACGCCGGTTCCACCCGAAGCAACTGGAAGCGCGCTGCCAAGACCGGCTATACCGGAAAGATCGTCTGCGCTCCACAACTGAACATCTGCGCTTGTTTTTAATATTAGTTTGTACGCTACGGCTATGTCTAACCAAACTTCGTTAGTGCCGGAAACGCGACCTTCTGAGTTCAGTATGATTGGGTTTTCGTTGGCTACTACACCACTGGCGCTAGTGTAAGTGGTCTGCGGTGTCGTAGTGCCAGCAACATAGGTGTACAGCTTGCCACCAGACAATGGGACGCCGTTAGCATCAAAGAACTGCCAACCTGCGCCAGCAACGGGAGAAAGACCGACGGTCATTTTTGTTTACTCGTAAATGATGGTCGCTACTACCGTTCCCGATATGACCACGTACAACCCTTTGCTTGCCGTTATGCCGTTATTGGTAAACAGATAATTACCTGCGGCTGCGGGTGCAAACACGCCCAATATCGTCGGGTCATTGGTGTCGGCGGTGCCGGAATCATAAACCGTAATAAGCGGCGTTGAGCTTGCGGCGCTAACAAAGATGCCTTTCAAGACCGTAAAACCGACCTTGACTTGATTGGTGGCGCTGATACTTTTATAGTTCGCTGACATGATTGACCTCAAGCTAAGAATCTAAGTTTGTAGAGCGTGCGTAAATAGACTTCTACGATATTGTCGATGAGTTGCTGCAACGAACTGTCCGACTTATCCACCACCTCATATCTGCACGCTTCAATTTCTTTCAACTGATCTTCCAGAAACTCAATGATGTTGGCAGTTTTCTTGGCCGACATGAGCGAGATAGGGCCGATCAGACCATGCCGCCCTTGGTAGGCTTCGGCAAAGTCGTCGGCAGCGCCTACGATACGCTCGTAGAAGATGTTCAAGGCTACGTGCTTTGAGTAGCTGCGCGTGTTGAGGTGGACGCTGTGCGCTACGTCTCGCGCTAAGAACAGCATCCCCATAAAGTCGGTGCATTTCACTGTGGCATCCCTTGCGGTGGCGGCATTTGTTCCATAGGCATCATTTCAGGTGGCTGCATCTGGTCTTGCTGCATCATTTCCATCGGCATAGATTCGTTACGCATATCGGGCATCTGGTTCATCATGCCTTGCGACTCCAACGCCGCCGCGACCACGCCCATTGCAATATCTTGTATTTGTTCTTCGCTCATGCCGGCCTGCACCGCGCTGATACGCTTAGTCTCGGCATCGTATGCTTTGACTTGGCTATCAAACTCCTTAACCTTCAGCGTTTGCGCTTCCATCGACTGATTGACGTTTTGCAGCATCTGCTGCATCTGTTGCATTTCCTGAGTCATCGCTTGCATTTGTTGCTGTGCCTGCGCCAGTTCCGGCGACATATCCGAATCGTCCATCAACTTAGGATCAATGGTTTTTGCAAAGCGTTTGCTCATTTCTTGCGCGCCAGGCCAATCCATATTCTTGATAAACAAGTCGCCAGCCACAGCCCACAGGTTAGGATTGCCTTGCAGCAGTCGGCTCATGGCATCTAGCGATTCCTGCCGCTTGGTCATGTAGCTCGGCCCGGTGCTTACCGCAACGTCGTACTTGCCGACATTAGGGTTGTAAATCTTCTTGATGGTTGCGCCGGTTTGCTGGTCAACAATCTTTTTGACCGCTTCGGGTTGCGTCGGGTCGATCATGGCTTGATCTGTTTCGCCATCAAGACCAATGATTCGCGCCACTCGTTGCGTGTCGTAGATTTTGGGAATCATATCCACAAGCTGCCGCGTGGCGTAGCGAATGGCGCGAGCAAGGTTGTCGATGAAATGATAGGTGCCGGTGTCGCCTTGCTTCTCTCGCGCAAGAATAGCCCTGCCTGATGTTTCATTACCGGCTGCGCCAAGGCTGCTGTCGTACTGTCCCGTCGTCCCTTTAATGTCGTCAGCGGCACCTAGTTTGGCTTGCAATAGGCCATTCTGTGCCAGCGGTGGCGGTGCGCGTTGCGGTAGCGGCAGCGGGCCACCGGCGCCATCGGTCACATCTGGATTAACCTCAAGGTACGGCCAGTTGTTGATGTTGGCCGTTTTCCACTGCGTTTCATAACCCTCAAACTGACCGCCGTAACCGATAAACGGTGCTTTGGGTGCCAGCGCCAGCATCTCGGCCTCTTGGCTAACCCAGTAGTTGTACATCCGTTGGGCATCCTTGGCATTCCGCACCAGCCCACTGACGTACATCCTACCGTCTATCTCAAATTCGTTGCCGATTACGCGGATTACCGGGATGTATTTGCCCGCCCAATCGCGTTCTTCCAGCACCTCAAAGCCGTTGGTCTTGCACCATTTGACTGTCCGAACGTCTACGTCACGGGTTTTTGTTGCAACCAAACCCATCATTTCAATTTGCTTTGCCTCGGGCGACCCCGCCATTGCGGTCATTCCACCGGGGTATTGGTTCAGCTTCTTGGATTCGTGCGCGATGTAGAAATACTCAGCAATCCGCACCGTGTCTTGGTTAATCCAAGCATTCAGTTGCCCGTCGCCCACGCCGTAGGCTAGGCTCGACAGCGGTGCCGCATCGGGAAACTCACGCTCATAAACCTCTTTCGTAATTTCTTGATTGATGAAGCACCACTCGGCATCCGAGCCGCAGGGGTCTTGGATCGTCGGATCCATGTAGACGCTAAACGAGTCACGAATACGCCCAATCCGCAGGTCTTGCTCAAAGCTGTTGTCGTCGCAATACTCGGTCAGAATGCGGAAGTAACCCTCGCCAAACGTTACCTGGTTGTCGCAGGCGGTGTCGTAGGCTACGTCAGCGTCCGAGATATACTCGATGTGCCGCACGATGCCGTTGAATATCTCGGCTACCTCAACGTCAGCCTTGTCGTCAGCCGGTATCACCTTGCCGGAGGGTCGGTTTTGGCGCTGGTCGTTGGTCACTTGCAGCACGTGCTGCGGCAGCTTGTTGATGGTCAGGCAAGGTCGAGCGTTGATTGTCTGCCCCTGCACCGAGCCGCGTGTCGCCAGCACATCCGCAGGCCACTGCCACTGGTTGTCCGGGCTGGCAGCACGAAAACGCAAGTCGTCCAGTTCGTCCTCGCGGCTGTCTGAATACGCAGCGATCGCCATCGTCAGGCGGGTACGCATGGTCGCCAGCATCTCGCCGTTGTCACGGTCGGACTTAGTGCCGCCAGAGGCTACAGCCCCGGCTTCGTTGATGCCTGTGTCGTGGTAGGCCATTAAAATCTATAGTTCATGTTAAACCCGTAGTTGGGAGTAAAACTGTTGTTCCCACTAAAATACGAACCTGACCGTTGCGACGGAGCATAGGTAGACATACTACCGCGAGGGTTGTTGTACCCCTGTGCCGCCGCATTTGGCATAAAATTATCAAACGGCCTTTCTACATATCCCGACGGCTCGTAACCTTGCGGCGCGCCGCCGCTGGTTTCCGAAGCATACGCGCCAACAGGGGGTTGCTGAGGCGTCGGCCCGTTAGGGTTCATAAACTCAGAACCATACGCAATGTTTTGATTGTAACCCCTTGGGTTACCCATTGGCCCTGATGTGCCTATCGGCCCCCCATAATTCCCGTATATGTCTAACCCAGTCTCAGGATTCCACGACGGGCCTGTATCGCTCCACCACGCTGGCGTGTTCGGGCCAGCTCGCGCCATCGACGCTTGTTGCAAAGCGTTAATAGATTTGGGGGCGAGACTGTTGTCCATTACTTGTTTTTTTTCTTCGCCGCTTCGCGCTTGACCGAATAGGCTATCGCAACGGCCTGCTTGACCGGCTTGCCTGCTTTGACTTCCGCTTTAATGTTCTTGCGGAAGGCCATCGGGCTAGGTGACTTGACCAGTGGCATGGCTACCTCTTTTTTGCGGTTTTAGCCGATTGCTTAAACGCCTTGGCCGTTGGTGCGCCAGCTGCACCAGGCTTACGCATCTTCTCTTTGCTACCCGCCGCTATTCGGTCGCGTTTGGCGTTGATTGCAGCATATAAACCGTTTTTCATTAAGCACCCATCCAGCTAGTCGCACCACGGTTTACGTTCTGCGTCGGCATTACATGCTTGCGTTGCGATTTGGCATCGGTCTTGATGATGCCGGGGAATAGCTTAGTCATCGCCCAAACAAAAGCATCTGCTCGGTTCGGGCTGCGTTCGCCCATGTAACCGTTTGTCGTCATCGAGCAAAGCTCGTCCTCAAGTTCGGGGAACGTGCCGCCGAACCGAATCTTGCCCTGCTCAGTCAATGCCGAAACTGGTTCCGCTCGCACTGCTTTACCCCTGCTTGCGTTGATTAACTCGCATTTTAGGTACGGATTTGCGCTTTTTATCACATGCCGCACCATTTCGCCACCATAATTTTTTTCCGCTACTACCAGGTCGGCTGCGTGGCGGTCGTAAGCAGTTGCCACCACGTTTGCCCAAACGCTCGGCCCTGCCTTCATCGTGCAGTCCTCAAGCACGTAAGCCCGACCGTCAATGCCGAGGCCAGCCACCACAATCCCTATCTCGTCGTTACCGGCGTTGTCGGTGTCGCCGCTGCCGGAGGGGTCAACAGACACGACAACCCGCAGCATGTCCGGCAGTCCTGAAGTCTCGCGGTGGGTGTCGATCATCTCCACATTCCAAAGCGCACCAGCGGCTATGTCTGCAAACTTGCCTTCCAAAAACCGCAGGCGCATCCGAGCCGGTAAGTTCTCCAGTTCCTTGATGTAATCGGGCGGCAGGTTCTCCAGATTGTCGCGGGGGTTGATGGTCATCATCGAGAAGTTGACCAGATCAGACAGTGCTTTGCCTGACTCCGGTTCAACCTTCTTGACAAACATCTTGTATGTCCAATGCGCCATCGACGGAGGATTGCAGTCGTAAAACGCCTTCAGACGCATCTGCCGCTGCTGCCCACCCACTACTGCCATGCAGTTCTGCGCGAGTCGCGTGACCGCCATGTTGCGCGCTGAAAGGGGTATCTGGCTGCACTCGTTGAAGAAGATGGTCGCGTATTCCTGCCCTAAAATCTTTTCAGTTCTGTCCTTGTCATCCAGCCCGCCGAACCATATTTGACTGCCGTTTGGCAAGGTTGCATACCAGTCGGTCTTGTCCAAAGTGTAAGTAAGCTGCGGGAAGCAAAGCGCCATTACCTTTGGAAATGTGTCGAGAATGACCGACGACTTCACGTGATTGAACCGAAACCGCAGCACAACATGCCGAGACTTTGGCGCCAGAGTTGCGCGAATGATTAGCGCCCGCAAAGCCACAAACGTCTTGCCTGACCTCGATCCACCAACCAGCATCACATGCTTGGCATCGCCGGTCATCAGCCCTGTAGCCCTGCTTTGGGCTGCTGTAGCGTTAAACAAGGTCGGTATCTTGGTTGCTGATGTGGATCACAATCCCGCCACCATCTCTGCCGGTGACCTCTTGTCGCATGGTCTCCGACCACCGCATCTGCGCCTTCGTCCACCAGATCATGGCGGTGGTGTCCTGACCTACCGTTGCCTTGTTAAACAGGGTTTTAGCCACCGCAGCCGAGGCTTGAGCCTTGCCCAGTCCTAGCTCAAGGTCGTAGTGCTTTCTCAGCGTCTCCGGTGCAATTCCAATCAGAGCGGCGATCTGATCTTGAGGCAAGCCGAGGCCACTAGCACTCTGTGCCTGTTGCCTTGTTTTATCTGTTGGTCTATGAGGTTTGATAAATGACATTCTTTTTAAGGAAGCGAAATCACGCTGCTTTCTTCAATGAAATGAAAGGCTTACCATCTGATTCCAGCGTTGCTGTCTGTCCGGTGAATTCCTGCCAGCGTTGAACGATTACATCACAGTATTTAGGGTCTAACTCCATGCTGCGGTTGATGCGTCCTGTTTTCTCACAGGCGATTAGGGTTGAGCCGGAGCCGCCGAAAGGGTCTAAGACAATGCCTGAGTTTTCGTTAACAATCCCAATGGCCTTTGCAGGCAATTCGACGGGGAAACACGCCTTATGGTTTTCTTGCTGCGCTCCGGTGTTGCTTACTTGCCAAAAATTGCTTGTAACTGTTTTAAGGTTCAAGCCCTGCTTATTTGTTGAGAAAACATATACCGGCTCCCAATCCCGCATAAAGCAACCCTTAAACGGAATAGTGCTGCTTTTCTTCCAACAAATTTGCTCAACTAAATAATCAATTCTTCCGATGATCTGCTGGATATATTCGTATTTCGATTTTGCGTTGTAACTCACATTCCAGAATATGAACCCATCGGTATTTGCAAAACAAACCTCTAAAACGGAACTGGCAAAATCGACGTAATCGTTCGATCCAAGGTTATCAGAATACCCTTCGGCGTAAAGTTTTTTACTTTTCTTCTTGTTGAAAATGTCGCCGTCGCCAGCTTTTGTGTCTGCGTTATATGGCGGGGAAGTAAACACCATATCCGCTTTCTGCCCGTCCATCAGCTTCTCAACGGCATCAATGCTGGTCGAGTCGCCACACATCACCCGATGATTGCCCAACAACCAAACATCCCCCAAGACGGTCACAGGGGCTTCAGGCACCTCCGGCACAGCATCCTCGTCTGTCAGTCCCTCCGTTCCTACTGGCGCCAACAGCGCCTCGATTTCGTCGGTGCTGAAGCCGGTCAGGTCGAGGTCAAAGCCCATGTCCTTTAGGTCGGTCAGCTCCACCGCCAACATCTCGTCATCCCAACCCGCATTCAGAGCCAGTTTGTTGTCCGCGATAATGTAGGCTTTCTTCTGCGCCTCGGTTAGATGCGTGAGCCGAATGCTTGGAACGTCAGTAATCGCTAACTTCCGCGCCGCCATCACCCTGCCATGCCCGGCAATGATGCTTCCAGTCTCGTCAATTAGGACTGGATTGGTAAAGCCGAATTCCTTGATACTGGCGGCGATCTGAGCCACTTGAGCATCTGAGTGAGTACGGCTGTTCCTGGCATACGGAATCAGCTTGTCAATCTTGACCTGTTCAATGTTCACTTGCACTGTTCCACGTGAAACATTATTTCTTGTTACGCTTTGAAATTGCCGCAGCCTTTGACTTAGCATCAGCTTTAGAGCTGGCGCCCCATGCTTTCAAACTAAGCAGTAAGCGCGTTGGCTCTCCGTTGGGTTTCTTTTCCGGCCCCGGCATGTTTCCCATCCTTGCTAAAAAAGACGCTCGTCGGGGATTATCACCAGCTTTAACCGGAGCCTTCAGCGTACCGCCTGTTTCCGCTTTATACGAAGCCCTGCCCTTGGCATTAAGTCCACCGGCAGGATTTTTACCTTCCTTGCGTGTCCAAGCTGCGGTCATTTTTGCCTTTCAAAAGATGGCAACCGTTTACCAAGCGCCCGCATCGCTTCAGTCGCCACCAAGCGGGATGCGCTGCCCAAGGGAGACTCGCGCAATTTAATATTAGTCCACAATAATTTTGGGCGCAAGCGCAAAAATCAGGATAAATCAACAATTCTTTGAATATACCGGCCCTTTGCATTTTTACGCCATCCGTGAACCTCAATCCGAATGCCAGCTTCCCGCACTTGCTCGACCGTTTCAGATGCCGCTACCTTGGCAACCCGGTTAGCAACAGCCTGGGCGGTGACCTGCACAGCCAGCACCTCGTCTCTCCGGATCGCCAACAAGTCTGCCCATCCCCAAAGGTCTTTACGGGTTCTTGTGAAGCTGTTCCACTTTTCCACCACTTCCACCAGATAACCTAGTTCCCGTAGAGCTTTCAAACTTCGCTGCGTTGGTGTCATTGGAAAACTCCCTTTGTATCTTTTGTGCGCGTTTCTTTTCCTTCTGCGTTTTGTTTCGCAATGCACGTTTAATCCCTAATTCAATTACGTGGTCTGCGTAACTTCCTCTGAATCCTGCGGGCATATTAACCTCTTGGTTTTTAACAATAATTCCCATTCTGTTCCATATCGCGCTTCAAATTCTTGTCGGAATGGGTGCCTGGATACCGCAAAAGCGTTTCTGATACCGGATCCGTGGTGAGTTGGGCAAAGGCCGATGGTATTTAAATGCCCTGACCGTTTGCCAGCGACCAGAATATGATGCACATGACAAGGCACGAATCCATGCTCATCGAGACAGACAATACAGCCCAAATCAGCGACCGCAGACATCCATTTCTTTTCTTCTTTCGTCAAAATTCCTCCATGCTCGCAGGTGCCGGTACTTTAATTCCCGCATGATGGGATTCCGCATTCAACCAATCCAACCATTCCCCAAACCGCGTTTTTCCATACCTGCTTGTTCGCCTACCTAGCATCACCATGCCACCATGCAAACCCGGTGAGATTTTAGGGTTTACATCGTTTTCAAAGGCCGCCGTGAGAATATCCTTCCACTCATC